AATATTCAGCCTCTCTATTTTATTTATCGTTTATAGACCTTTCATTAAAATTATAAATAAAAAAACTGGAATCCACAATAGTGAATTCCAGTTCTGAAATTGTCTAATAAGATTAGCCAAGTTTGTTGTAGTACTCAAATTCACGGTAAATAATCATTGATATATCAATATTCTTGTTATTATTTAAACTGAAAAAGGGGCAGAAAAGGGGCAAACTAACTCATTTCCCCTTCCACTTGCACTCTCAAACGGTTCAATAACTCTAATAATGACATTTCACGTACAGAATCTTTATCTATACAATCTAATTCCTCGTAGTGTTCCATAATAATTTTAGTATCTTCCATATCCAACCCTACTTCGGGTTCTTCCACATACCAGTAGTCATATATTAAATCATTTTTATATATCGCATAGACTGGATAATCTGCACCGTATTCTTCAATGTCTTCTATAATATCTAATAATAAATAAACATTATCCATTTCAACACCCCTTAAAATGATTATAGCATAAAGGGCAAAATAAAAAAGCCTACCTTAATCGGTAGGCTTGTTTTGATTATTATTATTCGAAATGAATCGCTCCGTTTTCGTCTACATAGACCGCAGCACGTTCTAACATCTCGCCGTTCTCATTGAAGTAGTAGAACTTATCCCCAATTTTTCGAACTTCCTTGGACACCATATCACCGTTTGATTCCTTGCAATAGTACCACTTGTCGAAGTATTGAATCCAACCTGTTTGCATTTCTCCAAGATTGTTAAAGTAATACCATTTTCCGTTTATTTGTTGCCAACCGACAGCCATGTATCCTCCCGACTTTAACCAATACCATAGCCCTTGTTCATCTTTATACCAAGTATTCTCAAGAGCGTATCCATTGTTATTAAATCTGAAGTAACTTCCGTTAATCTTTTCCCATTTATTCTTAGGATAAGAGCCGTCATCGTTTCTATACCACCAACCCTTTTCATCTTCAATCCAACCACTAGGACGTTTGACGTTTTCTGAATCAGTAGCATAGTTTGGACGAATATATCCAACCATACCAGTATACGAACGTGTACGATAACGAGCGGGTCCTCCTACTTCTAAGTAGTCCCAGTTTCCGTCAACGTTTTGTTCAATCGTTTTAAGTGTAACCCCATCCGAATCCTCGATAACTACACCCGTATGCCCGTAAGGAGAACCCGGAACAGACATTACGAATATATCTCCAGCTTTTGCAATTACTCCGGGAGCTTCATAAACGACCTCAATCCCTAGTGCTTTAGCAGAATCCAGTAAATCAATAGCATTTCCATTAACTACTTTTCCAGTAGCTTCATATATTACTTTTGCTACTAAATCCCAGCATTGCCAACCATACCAACCATCAAAGTTAACACCGATGTTGTTATCTGCCAAATTTCTTACATAACTAATTGCTTGTCTTAATGTAAACATATTTACCTCCTATAAATAAAAAGAGATAGGCGCATCGTATACATACCTACCTCTATGTTTGACTAGTGGGACTTACCCTTTCTAATCTAATCCTGTTCTATTGATTATTCGGACGTTCGTACGTCATTGCTCGTGTGCTATCATTTACACCGCTTGTTGTTGGGTCGTTAACCACACCCACAATCACTAATACGGCGAATAGCGCATTGATAAATACTAACAATTTATCGATTGTTTCACCTAGCTCTAACTTGATTCCAAACACTGCTAAGAATGTTTGTAACAATAATGCTACAGCGGGAACTAAAGTCACCCAAAATGTTTTATTTAAAATACGTACCTTCCAATTGATCATCATAAAAAATCACTCCTTGTTTAATTTTTGTTTAATTTCTTGAATATCTTCTTTTAATGCATCTACTTTTTCGACTAACCGCAACATGATTTTATTATCTACATCGTGGTTATCTAATCTTGTTTGATGTCTCATTAACTGTTCTTCATTTTTCTTACCAACCATTTCTACTTTGGTTAGACGTTGTTCTTGGGCTGTAATCTTTCCAGACATCATATTCCAGAATCCGATTAAACTGATAATGAACCCAACAATTTTAACAACATCGTAAATGTCTAGGTGCATAAGCAACCACTCCCTAAATTTTATTGTGGCGAAACTCCTTCCATTCGTCTTAACTTATCTTGTTCCGCATCTTTTTCTGCAATCTTCATCACAATCTCTCTAGCTTTTTCTATATCTCGAATATCCGCTTCATATTTAGCAATATTAGTAATATGATTATTAATGTCTCTCATCACGTTTTCTAATTGAGATTCTAAACTTCCACGCTTGCCATTTAAGTCTTCGATAGCTCTTTTTTCTTTAATCATTAGAGCGTTAGCCATTTCGATTTCTTGTGATACTTTTTCCATGTTTACAAGTAACATAAAATCACTCCTGTTTTTAAATTGAAATTGTTATTCCATCAAAACATAACCAACTACTTTCAACACCGTTACCGCAAATGACAGTACCATTGTTATAAATCGTTATTACACACGGTTGATAGTTTCCTGTAACAGCTTGGGCATAGGATTGTTTTACTGTTTTTACTTCGGTCGGAATTTTGAAAATCATTTGTCCGTTTTTGCTATTACCTCCAGCTATAGAACCTCTTAATTCTATCGAACCGTTATTATTGATTTTATATTGCAACGTATAGTGCGAATCGTAGTATTTTCGCCAACCGTTTACTAACGTTACATCCGTCCACACATTTGTCCATTGTGTCCACACATTCTTTTCACGTCTTCTAACATGAGTTACAGACGAATTAAAAGGTGTAAAATGTTGAACTGCGTATTGGTCGTTATCTGGATGCGAGGATACGATTAAATAACCTGCTGCAGCTGGAATGTTAGTTGAGTTGAAAACGTAATAATTACCAGCTCTCGTTAACGTATCCACATTCCCTGTAAATGGTAGTGAGTGACGATTGTTCTTAATCGCTAAGTAACCACCTACCCATACATCTCCACCGACATCTAATGCACCGTGTTCCCATATTTTTTTAACACCAATACCGTCTGGAGAATATGAATAAACGACATCTTCTGTACTAGCAGTGAAGATATATTCAACTTCTGAAAATGCATCTTTTAATACACCTTTAACCACGAATGATTTCGCAGTTTGGAATGCACCGTTTAAATTCGCACTATGTTCTAATAATTGATATGTGGAATTGGTTTCTAATGAACCGCCTTGATTTTCTATGAAATATTCATCTTCAATTCGTTTAGTGTAAAACTTCAACGAAAATGTATTGTATTGCACTCCATTGTGAATTAACGGTTCAATCTTTGCGGTACGTGTGACTGTTAACGTTTCATTTCTAGCACCACTTCTTCGAACGACAAATAGTAATTTAGGTGATTTGTACTGCAACACCTGTACGGTTTTTTTAATCGTGTTCGAAGTACGACCACGAACATCTTTAGCATAAACTCTGAATGTTACAGACCCAGTATCATGGAATGAACCGATGTTTCCAGTTTTGCCGAAATATGCTCTATCTGTTCCTTCAATACTGATATAAAACGTATTAGGTTCTGTTATAGAATCACTGGCAGTTTGAACCTCGTAATTAATATCTGATAAGTTTTGCAAGAAAATCGGTATGTTCAATTTCTTACTTTTTGCGTAATTATCAGTAAATACGATGTCGCTTATTTTTGGTCTGATTTCTTCGGGTATTTTAATAGGGATGTTCTCTTTATAAACATCCCCTCCATATTGTTTGCCGTCTTTAAATGTTCTTACCGAAATATCTAAATAACCTTCATCAGAATTTCCAGACTTTTTATATAATTCTCTATCTGTGGTAAACGTGATTTCGTTATCGATATTTTTACCTAAATCTATCCAGTAACTTCCGAAAGCTCGATACCACACTTGATGCTTCAATCCAGATTCATTATCTTTGATTTTCACTGTTACGGATTCACCGATATACGTAATGTTCGATACTGATTCAATAATACCAGAGCGAATAATCTGTGGAACTGAAATTGAAATTGTATGAGTTAAACTACCCCAATTTAATCCATTCCACGATAAACCTTCCGTATTCCAACTCCATATTTTTAAATCAGAATCCACATTCCCTACTTCATCGTGTGTGAGTGTGAAATCAAGCGTTCCTAGAAGTCTAGAATTGCCATTTAACTGCATTTCGCCAAAATATAGGTATTTACTCACACCACCTAAATAAAGCCCTAAATAAGCGCCTACATCGCCAAAATCGATAGCGTTAGGCGGGTCTTGTCCGATTCTGGCAGTAACCCTAACATTACTAGTTGCATCGACATTATTCTGACCTAGTAATTCCGTGGTTATTTCTACATAGCCTTTCCAATTCCCATTAAAATATAATCTTTGCAACTAATCACCTTCTCCCTACAAATCTAACAACATTAATATTCGGATTGCTTTCTAATGGACTTTCGATGTAATTACCAATTTGTAACGTCTTAGTAAATACCCCGTTATCAATATGAAGCATACCTTGCGATACATACATAACTTCTTGACCTGCGCTGAACATTGACATACGATTATTAGCAATTAATAAGTAACAATCTCCAGATGGATTCCCTACTGAAATCCCTTCGTTTGCTAAACGAACGTTTTGGTCTATAAATTTATAAGTTACAGCCATGTTCCCTAAATCATGTTTGATTTGTTCGACACGCTTCCACATTTCGATGAGGTCTGATTCTGCTTTCGCTTTATCCTTAGTTTCCTTATCTACATACGCGTCATAAGCACGTTTCAATTCGGATACGACAGAAAGACTTGCTTTTGCATCTTGTTCTTGCTTCAACACTTTCATTTGTGTTTTTAAATCAGTCATTCCCATAGCAATGTGTGAAACATCTACATCCGATTTCGTTTCTACATCTTTCCATTCAGTACCAGTCCACCGCTGCAATTTATTATCTTTTAGTAATAAATCATCTTTTTGGAATCCTAACGGGCTTTCTTCATCAAGTGTGGCTGTAGTGTAAGTGACGTTTGTTTCTCCATCACTTTCACTGAATAACAACTTTTCATTTTCTTTAATCGCACTAGCTTGTTCAGCCAATTGTGCTTCTACTTTACTTAGTTTGTTTTCAACTCGACTGGTTATCGATTGAGTTAATGTGGATTCTTCATTACCTACAGTAATGCTTTCGTAAGTATCGGATAACGGTAACCATACTGTTCCGATAACTCTTGCTTTACTTACTGCGTTATTTAGATTAGGGAACTTGATTTTCACTTCATCATAAACCGCGATATCTCCATTGAAATTCGGGTTTTCAGCCATTAAATCTACAAAAGAAACAGTTACGTTTACTTTTGGGAATCCGATGTTATGATCACGAATATATTTCTCTGCTAACTGTCTAAGTTTTGCTTTATCTAATTCGTAAGGTTTCTTTCTATCTTTATCTAATCCGCCCCACCATAAGAAATACTTCCATTTCTTCTTAACTTTGTACCATCCAGTTACCATCGCTCCAGAATCTTTAAAGTAATATCGGTTTCCGTGTTTATCTCTAAACCATGCGTTTTGATAAATGTATCCACTCTTTTTAAATCGATACCATTCGTTATCAATATATTTCCAACAATTTTTTAGATACTTCTTGTTAGGGTATTCATACCACCAGCCTGTACTGTTTCTTTTCCAAGAACCACCACTAGCAGTGTATTTTTCTTCAACTTCCCCTTCTCCAATTCCTTCCGCTTCATTTTCCCCTGCATCTCCACCATCGAATTCATCTTCTTTGAACTCGCTTGTAAAATCCACAGGAAGAACACGAGCAAATAAAAAATTATTAGAATAAGGACTATCAACAACTCTTTCGTTTTCATCTAGTGTATACACTTTCTTTTCATGAATCATATAAGGATATACACTAGTGAAAACATCTTCATCATTATCATCTTGTCTGAATTCAGTTATATTTTTTCCGTAACTCAACACGACATTACTACGCTTGCCTAAATTTTTTGATAATTTAATTTCGTAATTATCAAATCCTACATCAGCTTTAAGTACCGTTGCTAGAGACAATTCGTGACCGTAAAGCGCTTCTCTAGCGTTTGATATTTTATCTAAACTCCATTCGATTTTTGCAGTTTCTGTAATATCGCTCCACATATTGAATTTGTTACGACCTACAATGCTGTCAAGCCACGTTCGAAGTAAATGGTATCCTGGCCCTTCTGCTGTAACATTAGGAAGCAAACTTAAATACTTTAACCGATGCGCTACGTGTACTCCATAAACTTCAATCCTTGTATCATCAACGAAAACTGTACGAATAATATCGAATTGCTGTTCTTTATTTCTTGCATCAGCATCGCTGTGAATGATATTCCCTTTATAAAGAAGGTGTGCATTCACGCCATCAGCACGATACACACCTTCAAATTCTAATTGAGTTCCTCTTCTTTTGACTTTTGGGGCTACTAACCAATCTTTCAAATATCCTACTTTGTCTGAACCTTTAATTTCTACGAATATTTTACTCAAACTTTAACACCCCAATTCGTTTGTATCCAAACTTTCATTGAAGGGTTATCCCATGAAATACGACTAGTACCTATATCAAGATGTATAAAATCTGCACCGTAAACACTTAACATAGAATTTCCATCTTCCGAGTACGCAACTTCGTTTTCGCAATCAACGATTACCTTTCGTTCGATATCTTCAAGTTTCATTTCCTGTCTTCCTCTAGTGTTCGAAACAGTAATCTTTACATTACCATTCCCTGCAATTTTCAATACTGGAAGACTTGTTCTATTTGTAGGGTTTACTAATTCAGAATTGTTCTGAACTTCTACGAATTCTCTACCACTCTTTAAGTATTTAATAGGGTGGATTTTAAAATTAACAGCCATTTTCCCTAAATAGAATAACGTTTCTGATACACTAAATGTTTCATTGAATGCAGCTAAATAGATGTAATCTTTATCCCACGATTTCTCTAATTCACAGTACCCGACTGGCGACAACCAATCGGATACTGCATCAATAGCATTTTGCATTTTTACTTTAGCAGGAAGTTTTAAATAGAATTCGTATGGTTGCACAACTGTTTTTAAACGATGTTTATCCACAATGATACTTCCATCTCTACCTAAAACTTCCACTTCTTCTACATCATTTTGCGCTGCAACGTGTTGTATATCTCCAGATAAGAGCAAGTGTAGGTCTAATGAAGATTTACCGTTAAATTTAATAAAGTGTTTCACTATCTATCACTCTCCCTTTTAATCATCCATTTAAACTGTCTGAATAGTTCTTCTACATCCATATTATTTTCTGCGTGGAAGTGTTCGATATGCAGTACTGGTGCATACGTTGAATTATCCACTTGACCTCCAGAGCTGAATACATTCGGCACTCTCACATCTGATTTATCAAGGAAGCTCTTCACAGTTCCTTTCGCATAACGTGGTAATTGACTTAAATACCCCGATAAATAAGGCTTATGCAATGTATCACGTTTGAAATTATCGATACTCGACCAAACCTTTGTTCCTCTAGGTAAGTCGTATAGTGTATCTGTGGAAGGTGATACTCCGAAATATCCGTCTGGTGTTAAGAACGGTTCACGTCTTCCACCGTCACCTAAATAAGCTAATCCACCGTTATGTCCATCTGTACCAGTTGCGTATCGTCTACCACTATTCAACATGTTTTGCCATGTTGTTAATGCGCTTGTTCCTGTTTCTTGATATGCAATAGTGAAGTAAACGGTTTTGTTATAAGCACTGTTTACTAAGTCGTTATAATTTGCGATTGAATACGCTACATCACCAGCATTTGTGCTAGTGTTAAAATAACTTCCTTGCGCACTTAGATACATATTCCGTTCGACTTTTTCTGTTAAACCTTCAACCTGTCTAGCAGTTCCGTCTGCATCCGTAATTGTACGAACGTTTGCAGGATTTTGGATTCTACGTTCTAACACACCGTAAGTTTCTAACAACTTATCAATCTTATTCTGACTGTCTGGAGCATTCGTGTTAATTTCAGCTAATTTCTTAACAAATTCTGTGTTATCCCACAGATTCTTAGCTTCAATAATCTTGATTATTCCTTCATTCAATCCAGAATAATTTAAGACTGCTTTCTTCTCATCGATAGTCAATCCATCCCACTTACCTTTATCCTGTAAGATGTGTGCCATCGTTTCACCGATGTTTGTGGCAGTTAAGAATGATTTTGTTTCTGGATCTAAATCATTCCACTTATCTGTTGCTTTTAATGCTTTTTCGATTTGTTCTTTAGCATTTGAAGTTAACTTAGCATTATGGATGATAAATTTAAGGTCGTTCCAACCTTTTTCAGTACTAACTGCTTTACGTAAGACTTCATCGATGTTCTTAACAATGTTTCCAGTCTTTTCATCCGTAATCATTGTTTCCCATGCGATATTCGCTTTCTTAGTACTGTCAGAAAGTTTGTAACCTAATTCTTCCATTGTGTTAGAAATGTATTTAGCACTCAATGCAACATTGTCCGCTTGTTGTTTAGAAAGTTTTTCCATTTCTTCAACGGTAAAACCGTAATCTTTTAGCATTTTTTCTGCAGCAGACTTAATGATTTGATTTCGTCTTCCTGCTTCTTCATCTCCCAACGATTCATTACGTTTCATTTCTTCTTGAAACGCTTGATAACGTTGTAATGCAATCTCTTTCATTTTAACGTTGTGGTCTTTTTCAATTTCTAACTTTTGGTCTGCATAGCTTCTAGCGCTAATAGTTCCTTTTTGCCATAACTCTTTTAATGAGTTTAAGTTCTCATTTAAGGTTTGTTGTTCGGTTTTTCCTAATTTAGCTAGATACGATTGACGTTGTTGTAATTCGTTATCATCTAACTTCGTCAAACTTTCTGTTAAGTTCTCCATAATCTTCTTACGTTCTTTTGCGTTCGCACTTAGAATGTTTGCTTCTTCTTGATACGCTTCTTTACGTAATTGATTAATTTCTGCGATTTCTTCTCTAGTTAACTTACGTCTTTCTTGACTTGCTTTATCGTAAATCTCGTTGATTCTAGCTTCGTTTTCTTCAATAACTTTCTTAGATTCACCAATTTGTGATTTACGCTCTTCAACTTCTTTAGACAATGCACCTTTTACTTTTTCTGGGAGTTTATTGTAAGATTCTTCAATTTCCTTAATCTGCTTATCAGCTGTGGATTTTAGAGCATCAAACATCCCACTAAATTGTTTCTGTGCTTCACCTTTGATTTTGTCGTCAATCTTAAATCCTCTATTGAGGAAAGTTTGAGCGTTATTCCCGAATTCTTCCGCTCTTCTTAATGCTGAATCTATTTCGTCTGATACATCCGCACCCCAACGTTTAACCTTTTCAGAACTCTTAAACGCTTCGTGCGCTTGCTCTCCGAATGCTTTCCACGCTACAATTCCTACTCCGATTGCAGCAGCTGCACCTAATAGCCACGGATTCAATCCGATACTGGTTAATTTAGTGAAAAATCCACCAGTTTTAGCAACTTCACCACCTAATTTTGCTACGCTTGCGCCTGCAATTTCGGAAACACTTCCAGTACCTTCAATAGTACCTTTTGCTAAATCGAATACACCTCTTGCTTCTTTCGCTTTAATCTGTGCTTGACCAAGATTTTTAAGAAGTCCACCGATTCCTCCAGCAAACAACCCAATCATGTTCTTAGCTTGTCCGAACATTCCTAAAATTGGCCCACCTGCTAAAAATAGACCAGTCATTGCGAACGCTGTTTTCTGAACAGGTTCTGGAAGATTAGAAAATCCTTCTACCATTCCTTTAACGCTATCAATTACATAACCAGATTTACCAATTAAATCAGCAATAACTGGAAGTAATTTTCCACCCGCTTCGATAGCTAGATCAGTAAGTTTGTTCTTAGCACGTTCTAACTTACTTGCTGTGGTATCGTTAAATGTATTAAATTCTTTTTGTAATGCAGTATTTTCTCTAAATGCTTTATTACCCATGTTTACCGCTTCATTGAATAACTTATGCGCACCACCAGCACGTAGTAAGGTATCTCTTAAACGAACTTCTTTGATACCCATTTCTTTCAAGATACCGATAGCGGTAGTTCCTCTTTCGTTTGCACTACCTAAACCTTCGACGAATGCTGCAATAGCTCCTGCAGGATTAGATTTGAATAAATTTGCAAATGCTTCTGCAGTCATTCCAGATACACCTGCAAACTCTCTCAACTTACTACCCGCTCTAGTGTCCATAGTATCTACTGCGGATGCCATCTGAATCATGATTTTAGAGAATGCACTACCACCTTTTTCTGCTTCAATCCCCACAGAACTCAATGCGGTTGCAATCCCTAACACGCTACCTTCGGATAGTCCGATTTGTCTACCTGCCCCAGCAAGATTTTTACCCATGTCTAGGATGTCTTTTTCGGTTGTGGCAAAGTGGTTACCTAAGTCTACTAATGCAGAACCTAAATTAGATACTCTATCCTGCGATGTACCCATGATATTCATGAATTTAGCAAGGTCAGCTGCACCTTCTTCACCGATAATATTCGTAGCTGTTTGCAGTTTAGCCATCGTTTCAACGAACGTTAACAAGCTATCGTTTCGGATACCTAATTGCCCTGCCATTTGACCCATATTCGCTAGTTCTTTAGCTGCAACTGGAATCTCTGTGGACATTTTGCGGAATCCTAAAGAGAATTCTTGTAATTGTGCAGCTGTAGGGTCAGTAGTCTTACGAACCCCTGCGATAGCTTTTTCGTACTCAATCGCTTCTTTAGCAACTAATCCGATACCAGTTCCTAAGATTGCCCCTGCGAATGTCCATCCACGAGCAACGTTTAAAATTCTGTTCCCAGATTCAGTCAATCGTTTACCAGCTTCTTCTAGCTTATTACCCGATTGAATAAAGCTGTTGTTTGCTTCTGCATGCGCTCTAGCTACAGATTGATACTCTCTTTTATAACCAGATAAACTTGCGGTTGCATCTACTAATTTACGTTTATGATTTTCAATCTGTTTAACTAGCTTTGCTTCTTCGTCTGATTGTTCTTTCGTCTTCGTAGTTGTTTTATCGATTTCGGCTCTTAGTGTTGATAGCGCATCTTCCGCTTTCATTAATTGTATTTTCGTATTCGCAATTACTTTTTCTGTAACTTGAAAAGCCTGTGATAATAGAGTTAATTTAGTGGAAGTTGCTTGCGAACCTACACCCATCAATTTGATATCCTGGTCAGAATTCTTGATAGCACGGTTTAAAGTTCTTAATTGTCTTTGTGCATCTTCAACACCTTTAGTGAAAGCAACATTATTCAGTCCTAATTCCACCACTAATTTTCCAAATGGTGTTCCTGCCATAATTTACCTCCTTTCTACGAAAATCCTTCTATTCCATCGATGTATTCTAATGGTTCTTTCTCCTTAACTTCTTTCTTCCAACTACCAAACTCTAAATCGATAATTTTGGTGATTTCTAAATTATCAATCTGCTCTGGTGTCCAGTTGTATTTTTCCATCAATAATGAATAGAGTTCTTTAATGAATGTAATTATTTCGATTCCTTCTTCGAAATCTGGGTCTGTGGCTTTTTTTCTTCACCTAGGATGTCAGTAACTCCCGAAATAGCTTCTAATGTCATCAACTCAATTAAAGTATTGAATTCTTGCATTGATTCTGCATGATAACCTTCCATGAATTCTTTTTCTGTAAACTGATTACCAAAGAAACGACATACTAGTTTTACGTGTTTTTCGATGTCTTCACACGGATTTATAGTTGATAATAGCTTTTGGATTTCGTCCGTATCTCCACTAATAGAAACTCTGTAACGTTTGTCGATTTCACTTCTTAATTTTGTTAAGTCAAACAATAGTTTCATATTGTGACTTCCGCTTTTATATGTTTTTTTACCAATTTTAATTTCCATTTTTAACCTCCAAAAAAAGAGAGGGTTAGTCTCCTAACCCCCAATTAATCACGATTATTCTTCTGATTTTTGTGGTGTTGTATACCAATTTTCTGGTGTAGTTGCTGAAACAACGGTATATTTTAATTTACTGTCATTTTCACGAGCGATTGCCTTACCTACTAATGATGGCGTCTTATAAGTGATGTTTTCGCCTTTAGTTTCGTATTCTTCATTGGTAGGTGAGAATTTAACCTTGTAAAGAACGGAATACTCATTCTTACCGTCAGAACGTTTAGATTCGAACGCTACCCCTACATAAGGCGCTTCATCTTCAGTACTTACTGTGATACCACCTTTGCTGTCTTTCTTGTGTCCTAGTAATAACGATTGTTGGTCAGGTGTTAAGTCGGTTGTATCGATTACAATGTCATAACCAGTAATACCGAAGTTACCATCAACTTGTCTATCGTCACCGTATACTGAACCTTCTGATGTTTTTGCAGTCAAACTTACTTTCATTAATGGTGCGCATTTCACCGCTGTACCATAAGTTGCTCCAGTTACATCATCCTTTGTTAAAAGAAAAACGTGTAAATTTCTTACTCCAATTCTTGCCATATATTATTCACTCTCCAATTTGTATTTTTTTAATAATTTGTAATATCTAGGTTTATCAATGCTTATCGAGTAACTAAAAATGCGATGGATAACTTTCGTGTCATCCACCGCATACGTATAATCTCTATAACATGTAAAACCTATATTTCGCATTGTTTTATCCAACGCGTTCTGCACTTTATCGTAATCCATTTTTTCGGTATAAATACCTACTTGAAAACGATAAGTACGTGTCCACAGTTTGTTGTCACTAAATAACTCATCTTCTCCTAAGATTTGATGGTATTCAATCAAAGGGAATATTCCGTGTGGGGTTCTATTAGCCCCGATATTCGGATAACCTTGCTTTGATTTTGCGACATAATCTGTGATTGTTTTGTTGCTTGTTAAAGCTTTTTGAATTACTATTTCTAAATCAAACATCACGTATACCTCTCTATCAATCTTTGCAAGCCTTCCATTTGAACTTTTGCGACTTCTTCTTTTGTGCTTTCCATTGTTTTTTCAACAAAATGTCTAGGAGCAATCCCTTTAGGATTCCCCTTACTGTATGTTCCTTTTTCTAAAAACCACATATACCATCCCGTATCGTGGTCATAACCAACTTTAACGACTTTATCGCCATCGCTGTTTCTCGTTACATTCGATTTAACGATATGTTCCTTTGCGTGTTGCGGATGTCTTCGTTTTTCGCTGGTGTCATAAGGTGTTATTTTTTCTAGTGCTTCCATATAAGGCTCTGCACTTTCACGGATGATTCTATTCACATTTCTATCAACCGTTTTACTGATGTTTTGTAGTTTAGCTATCGTTTCATTGATACCAGTTATCTTTAAATTTCCACTCATTATGCACCACCGTCCACAACTGCTTCACCTAGAAAACGTATCGTCTTACAATCTCCTACAGAATCACCTACAATAGAGATTTCATACATCTTATCTTTGAATTTGAATCGATGTTCTGTAGTCAGTTTCGTTGTATACCGTGTTTCTAACTCTTTACGGTCACGTAAGGTATTCCCTCCAGAGATAACAGATTCAAGCTGTTCACGGAAGATTACCTTTTCTCTACACCATAGTTTGAATACTGGTGTCCATTCTTGTGTATATCCTCGTTTGTTTGGAATATCTCTTTGTTCATAGAACTGGATGTGATGTCTTAAATCATTTCCTCTTGCTTTTTTCATGATTCACACCACCTATTCTTGCACAGGCATTTTATTTTCTTCCTGTGAGTATTTAATCGATAAAATAAGCGACTGCATACCCAACGGGAATTGCCCGATTTTAATGTAATCTGTATAATTCGATTCCCGATTATCCAACCAAAAACCCACGATTAATTCCGTTACAGCCTTAGTCAGTGGGTTGGTTGGTTTATATGCTCCAGCAGTAAATAAGAAGAACTCCGCCCCTTTGATTAAATCAGTGATAAACGGTAGTTCTTCTTCATCGTATCTGTGGATTGTTGCTATTTCTTGTGGGGTTACAATCATACATCTATACCCCCTTTATATCATTATGCTTGTGGTGTTTTCTTACCAGTAGAAGGGAATGCAGGGTCTTTTGATACATCAATTTGTGTAGCAATAACTGCTGCAACATCCCATTGTTGAACATCGAAACGGTCGATAATACGGATGTCATGAGAGTTGCGACGGAATGCATCGCCACCTACTTCTGTAGATAACACTTCATATTCACCACGATCGAATAACATTACAGCTTCTTTTAAGTCACCTACGAATACAGGCGCTTTTGTACCTGTTGATTTTAATGTAGAGTTAGGAACAACTACTACTTCATGTCCGAATAATGAGAATCCAGTAGAAGAAGTCACATCACGTTGCATTAAGTAGTTACCTTTTTCGTCCTTGCAAGTATCTAACCAGTTGAATCCATCTTGGTTAGTAACGATTTTAGCACCAGCAGTGAACACACCGTCTAATTCTTTATTCAAGATAGCTTTTAAATCATCTGTATACACAATGTCTTTAGTACGTTTTGTTAATCCGTTAAGGATTGCTAAAATTTGAGAGTTACGAGTGAACAATGATTTTTTAGCAATAAAACGTGCTAAGAATGACATAAGAGATGCATCAGTATCCTGTAATAATTGACGTGGAACTGGAAGAATACCTGCGAATGATTTCATCGCATATTCTTTCTTTTCGAATCTAGGTGCTGGAATATCTTCGATTTTATCCCATTCATCAATGTTGGCAAACGCTGTTTGGTCTTCTAATTTTTCAAACACACGAGAACCTTTTGTGAATTTAGTTGTTACCACAGTAACTAATTGTGATAAGTCGAATAATTGAGTACGTTTGTATTCGTTGATTTCAGTCTTAACATCTTTAGGAACGATGTAACCACCGTTTTCGTCAGTGTCAGATTTTAAGAATGGTGTTGCTGTTGGGTTGTCTTTTGCACGTTCTTCTAATTCGTGTAACTTTTCTTTATCTTTGTTTGTTGCACGATTGCGAACAATCTTCATAAAGATATTACGATATTCTTTTTCGATGTCCACTTCTTCTTTACGCACTTCTGGTTCAACTACTTCTTTTAACTCTGGAATTGAGTTTGCACGCATTTCTAACTCTAAGTCTAATTGCGCACGTAATTCTTTTACTTCGTCAACAAGTTTACGTAATTCTTCTGTTGATTTACCTTCTTTTTTAGCAAGGTCATATTCTTTTGTTTTTGCATCTAATGCTGTTCTTAATTCACGTTCGTTCATATTTTATAAATCTCCTTTTATTTAAAAATTTCCATTTCTAGATCTAACAACTCGATTTCACGGTTACGGTTGTTGTTTTTGAATTCTTCATAACTGCGCATGCTCGTTACCGCTTCGGTATCGTCATACGCTGGCTCAGTTACAATCGAAACGTCATACAATTTCTTAATTTTTGTAATAGTACGTTCGTCTAATTCCTCGCCTTCTACCCACTCTTGACCGCCTTTATCAATAGTGAACGCAAAGGAGCATTTATTGATTACCCCCGCCCTCATGTTTTCTAATAGGTCTTTTGCATAACTTGTGTCAGTTGGTGTGATATCGAATCTCAATCCGATTTCATCGATAGTAAGCGTTAAGTTCAATCCCACACGTCCTAAAACAAGGTTATAGTCGTGGTTTACTAGAGCTACTGTGTCTGTCATATCTGCATTGTCTAAACAGTTTCTAGCTAGTTTTTCTTTGAATCCGAACATCGGTTTACTCCAACGCTCGAATTTAAGCGCATATCCAGTGATGACTGGTTTTTCCCCTTCATCACTTCGAATCTCCACTTGATTAGTCAGTATTCGCATTTCCTTTTCCATCGTCTTCACCCCCTTTCGGTACTCGTTGACTTGCTCCGTATCGATTGGTTGCTGCTTCAACAGCTATATCCAGTGGAACAAGGTTCAATGTCATTAGTGGTTTATCTGCTAAATCAGATTCGTAAGGACTATCTTCGTTTTGCGCCCTTACTTCATTAAGTGATTTCATACCGTAAGAAAGATTGATTTGTTGCACTTTTGCACGACTTTCACTGTCGCCACGTAACTCGCTATCCATATTGAATTTGCAATATAGTCCAGAATTTCTTTGCGATTTCGTATATAGTTTGTAATTCGCTTCTTCTTCCAGTTGAGTTACCCACGGCTGTAAAGTGTTTTTCACGTAATCTAGGGATTGATGTTCGATGTTTGTATAAGTTGCGTGTGTTAAATCGTTGATTTTGTGTAATGGAACTTTGAAGATTGCTGCAATTTGTTGTTGAGAGAATTTCATCATTTCTAGGAATTGCATATCTTGTTGCGAAATACCGATTTGTTTGTATTTCATTCCTAAATCCACAACTGCGATGTTTTCGTTTGAGTTAACCCTCGTCCATTCCTCTCGGATTTTCTTCTTCACATCAGAACCAAATGAACCGTCTACTTCTAAAATTCCTTGTGGTGAACCGCCTTTCTCAACCATTCCTTTATTGAATGCAGTCGCAATATCCATCGTGGACATTTGTTCTCGAATCGATTGAAGTGGCGAAATACCAACAATCCCATCCTTCGATAAAGCTTTAATGTGGAAGATTTCATGCGGTAAAAACACCACGTTCTGTTCTTTAAACGTTGCTTGATAACCGTATTCACGAGTTTTTCTATCGATTACGACTTGAACAGTTGACGGGTCTAAAGGAATCAATTCTTCGATTTCTCCTTTTTTATTGAAAGAAATGTAAGAATAGTGATTACCGTATGTGCATACATCCGTAACGATTAATTTTTTATACACAAAAGGATTCATAAAGCGGTTTGGTCGCACGTTTAATACGTGTGATACATCGCTCGATGAATCCTTCTCAATTTTGTTTTTCGATTGTTTGTATGACTTCCACGGTAGTTTTGCGATATCGTCTCCTAATACATTGATACACGCATATACTGTAGAAAATCGTGTGGCATTATTTGCTGTGGGAGCAATTTTTCCGCTAGTCACTTCATTGTTGATTAAATACTTGAAAGCAGTTTCCCAACCAACTTCACCACTAGCGACACCATCTACTACCTTTTTAGGGATTATACTTTCTAACATTCATATATCACCCCCTTTCTTTATGTTTACTTGCTACTAGCAATCCCATACCAACAAAAAAAGCACCCGTTGCATATAGACCTATAATCAAGTCAATATAAAACGTTGTGCTTAAAATAATGAGTATTCCTAGTAGGAAGATAATATCGTAATATTTCAATCTAAAACCCCCAATCATCACTTAATATTATTTCGTTATAATTAACAATTTCTTCTCCATCTGATGCACGTTTAAATGCGTTAATCAATGCAGCAACAGGGTCGATACGGTCAATACTTTTCTTCTTAGTAATCTTTATATTCTCGGAAGCATCAACAAATAATCGTGTATTACCTACAGACCATTTCAATAATTTATCTTGATAATGTTTTAATGTAAGATTGTATACACATTCTCGGAATTTCTTAGTAGCATCCGTCAACATTCGTACAGATTGTTCGATTTCAACCATTAATAACCCTTCTTGTTCTAACTCATGTACTAATTGAAGGGCATTCCATTTGTCGTAACATACTTCTTGCACATCATATCCCTTACAGAATTTTAAAATATAGGCTTTAACGAGCGTATAATCAACAGTAGAACCTTCCGTGAGTATTAATTCGCCTCTGTCTCTAAAGATGTCAAAACGTACCTTATCCTTCGAAATACGCTCATGGTATTTATCACTAGGCATGAATGATAATTGTTTCACTCGATATTCGTTTCCTTGACGTGCTACCAGTCCGATAGATGTTAAGTCGGTAGTCATAGATAAGTCGAAACCTAGATATACTTTTCCTTCTTTTGCGAATTCTGCAAAATCATCTTCTTCTAATTCCGCTTCATTCCATTTCTGCATATCCATATATCCCGCTTCTGGCATATCTACCCATTTGTTCATATTCTTAGTTAAGAAGTTGCGCATTTTTTCTGGGACGTCTAACGCAATTCTTAATTCATCACGTAAGAACTTCATACCTTCTTCTGTAGTAGCTACAATAGGATTCGCTTTAATCCAGTTACGTTCATCTTTAATATCATCGCCATCGTCTAATTCATTTACCATAGCGAAATACGAATCATTTTCGGTATCATCGTTTGGATCTAATAATTTACTTACATAGTTATATTCTTCCTTATAACAAGGATTCGATAAGTCAAAACCTGCTGTGGTAATAATACTAATCAATGGTTGTGGACGTGCTACCTGTCCAGATTTAAGGACTTCATATATTTCTGATGTCTTATGTGCGTGATATTCGTCTATCAGTCCACATTGCGGGTTTAAACCGTCACCAGTTTTTCCCGCTTCTTGAGATAGCGCTTGAATAAAACCACCCGATTTTTCATGAGTGATTTTTCCATACGCTTTCTTAAATTTATCCTTAAACGCACTGCTTCGAATTTGAATATCAGTTTCATTCCACAGAATCTTAGCTTGTTCTGTTTTCGTTGCACCAATATACACTTCGGCGTAAGGCTCTCCGAATGCACTTGCTTCATAACTAGCTACACACGCATTCGATTGTGTCTTAGCATTCTTACGTGCTACCTGCCAATACGAAATCCTAAACCGTCTATAGTTAGTGTCTCTATGCACCCATCCGTAAATATTACCGAATATAAACATTTGAATAGGTGCAGGGTCGATATTTTTACCCGCTAACACACCTTTACTATGTTTGAAATTTGTCATCCATCGTAAGAATCGTAATGCTTTTTTTTCATCAAACACATAAGGAAACTCATCCGTATTCTCTCGTTCAATATCTCGTAAGAAACGCATACAAGCCCATTTTTCTTTCTGACAATGACCTTGTTCGGAATTGATTACATCGATACTAAACTGCACCAGTAACTCTTTTAAGCCACTCATACGTTATCGAACTCCTCTTCTTCCTTTGATTTGTCCGATGTTAAAGCTGCATGCAATGCTAGTTTTGCCCTAGACGATGGAGACAAACCGAGATCAGTTTGCATCTTTCGTAATTGGTCGAATAATTGAGCTTGTTTAACGAATAGTGGATGTGCAGCTGTCACTGTTTCCGATGCTTTGTTTGCTTCTACGATGATTCCGTCTTCTAACAAACGTTGATTACAGATTACATACTGTTCATAAACGTTTGAATACACCGCTAATGTATGAACATCTAAATTAGTTAGTAGTTCTATGGACTGCGTTTCGTCCACAATGTACTTAAACTCTTTTTTTGCAATTTTCCCTAACCAACTAGGTGGTTTTAGCTTATCTTTTGCAACTTTTAGTGCTTTTTCGTTCTCTTTTCTGCGCCTAATTTCTTCATTACTTCGCTTCTGTTTTTTACCTTCAATAACACTTAAAGATATTGGTCTAGCAAGGTTTGCCATGTTCTCACCGCCTTTCGGATTTATTCTGATATATGTATGTAAAAAGTGCCTGTCTGGAAATAAAAATTAAGGGGAGTTTGTGTAAGCTAGAGGGGGGCGCGGTCTAAATTTATTTTTTCTTTGTGAAATTTTCACATGGGGTATCCCCTATATCTTGTGACGAACACGCGTTCAACACAAGATATTGTTTTCATTTATTTTCATAACGTAAAATGTAGGCTTAAATGAATTGATTGATGAGGCTATTAGATAGGTTATTAATGTAGGATTAATCAGATAGATGTATATAGATATTTTAATAGAATGAATTAAATTGATTATGTTTTAATCGTGCTTACTCTTTCCTTCTATTAAATAGAAAAAATAAGCATAAAAAATACAGCTTGTTTTTAAGCTGCATGATTATGTATTTATTTAATTAATATGTAATTTAAATCTAGAAATTAAAAACTACTATTTAAAAGCGAAAAATAAAAAAATAAATTTATAAAATGTTTTTTATAATTTAGTGTTGACATTTTATTTTATTGCAGTATAATGAAGACAGTTAGAAGAGAGGTGAAACAAATGGAAGAAAAACATAAAAAAATAGGACGTCCGCCAACTGGCTTAAAGCGTGATAAATTAGTATCTTTCAGACTTACAGAAGATGAATACAATCTAATTAAGAAGAAAGCTGAACAAGAAAATTTATCAATAAATAAATATGTGTTTAAAAAAGTTTTTCAGAATTTATATTAAAGTGTTGACATTAATTATAAATATGTTAAACTTTAGATGTAATAAAGAAATGAATATAAAACAGAAAGGAGAAAAACGAAATATAGAAATAAGAAATAGAAAAACAGAATTCAGAAATAAGGTAATAAAAAAGCCAACCGCACGAGCCTGAGAAACTTAGAGCGGTTGACAAAGCTAAAACGAAAGGTATACACCCTTCTGCTTTATTTTAGCAGATATGTATTAGCCTTTCAAACAGAAAGGATGAATAAATATGAAAATTTACATGGAACATAAAACATATTTTAAAGATGGTAATAAATGGATTTTAGAAAAAGCAAAGCCAAAAACAGAAATATCAGAACAAAGATATTTTAATTTAATGAATGATAAGTTAAAAGGCGATAGACGTCAATATAGATACTCTTACGAATTAGGCAGAAAATTAATGACTAGATTAACACATACTAGACACGATTTAAATTTTAAGTCATTAAGAGATTTCACTTTTGAAGATTAAGAAAGAAGGTAGCTAAAATGAAAATAAATTTAGAAACATCAAAACAATTTCAAGAAGCAAAAGCCTACACACTTAAACATGATAATGAAGAATTAAGAAGAAGCCTAGAAATTGCTGAAAAATATAGAACAGATTGCCCCGTATGCTTGTTTGTTACTAAGTTCTGGAGAGCTAGAAAGAAAGAAGGCAAATAACATGAAAGATGCACAACTTACACTACTCTATTACATCGATGATAACTATAAGAACAATTTATACAATTTTATTCAAGATTTCAAACTACACAAATTGCCCGCAGCTATTGAAGATTTAACAAGAAATTTATATACTAATATCATGGATCTGATTGATGATTATCTTGATTTTAAAATTGAATTATAGGAAGGATGAATTAAAATGGAAAAATATTATTTATCATTTAAATGCGTTAAAAACCACGATTATATTACTTATGACATGCAATACGACTATAATTATATTGGTGATTATTATATTTTCGATTCTTATGAAGATTTATATCACGCAATAGCAACACGCTGTTTTAAAAATGAATACTATTACGGTGATGAAGATTACTATACAGAATATGTTCTAATGAAAAAATTCTCTGAAGAAGAAATCAAAAAACATGAAGAAAATAACGACTTGTCAGAATGGTTATCTGAACAACTTACCGAAGACGATTATAAAGAAATCTGTGAAAGAACAGGAATTCCTTTTATTGCTTTCGATATTGAAGAAGAAATTTCACATTTTAAAGACGAAACAAAGCAACTTTTAAATGAATATGATGTAATCGACCAAAGACGAATTATTTTAAATTTCTTTGATTATCCTTGGAATGAAATAGAATACGCTGTTCAAACTTGGTTTGAAGGCGATCGAGATGAATTTCCATCGATTGGAAACATTAAACTATTAGAATATTAAACTAAAATAACGAGAGTGGTTTAAATACCACTCTTTTTTTATTGCGTTTTTTAGAACCAGATTCTAAAACTCGTTTAAATACCACCTTTTCTAATTTGCGTTTCAAGGCACATTTAAGCGATTATAAGCATTTTGGTTTATTTTAATATCTGTTAATATTTGCGTTTATTTACATGTTTTTTTGTTTGCTGTATTGCTAAAAGTCCACAAGAAGAAAGCGACCCTAATTATTAAATTTTAAAAAAGTTGCATCTTTCTATATAGCTTTTATTTGCGATTTTAAGCCCCTTAGAGCGATTTTAAAAGAATAGGCTTATTTTACTATTCCTTTTTAAATTTGCAAGCGTATAAGCTAAAATTAAGATACATAAATAACAAATCTATAAACCACCCTAACACATGGAATTTATACCATTTCTAGCCCTATTGACAAACTAAAAAAATAATGTTAGTTTAGGGGCGAATATTCAAATATTTACGATTATAAAACCGTAAATACATCCTTGCCCTTTGAAAATCCTTTATGAAAACAGTTTTCATGAAAAATGTAAACACTCGGACTTTGTCCCTTTTTCCGATAATTTGTCCGAAATGACTTTTTTCACTTTTTTTCTCGCCTTATTAACGTTTTTTATATAACTCGGCGGGTATATATGACTACCACCACTATTTTTTTAGAGCGGATGTATTAATATATATTTATGTGTTTGTTTTAGGATTTTATAGAATTGAATTAATGAAGATACTTAGATTGTTTTAAACGAAAGTTTAGAGCAATCTTTTTTATTTGTTTTTAAATAAAATAAAAAAACCTAGATAAGTTAGTGAGGGATGGGAAAGAAAGATGAGGGTGAAAGGTTAACCTCTATGTGTTTTATGAAAGGCTTATCTAGGTTTAATACGACAGCAGGAATCGAACCTGCAATAGCAATCATTCTCGAAAGGATTCAGACCATTTATTCAATCAACTATACTTTTATTCAGTGTCTATCACTCTCGAAAACTATTCCTATTCTATGTCCACATAGTACCGTAACCATACTTATGATCAGTAAGAAAGCGGTCAATCATACTGAAATACGTCATTTCGAACGATTTTGGATTAATCGTCCACCGCATGTTTGTTTAATTTTATTTCGATTATAAATCCAGATTTTTAATTCGTTTTTTTGTTTTTGTTTGTATTGTATTTTTATGGCATTTCTTTATTTGAGTTAAGTTTTATTTATTCGTTATTTTTTATGTGTAAAAACGAAATTTCGAATTTAATAATCAAAAAACCAGTTTTTGAAATCGGGTATCAAAAACCAAAAATCGAATACTGGGTATCAAAGTTTCAATTTGAACATAAGGGAATGAATTAATACCATCCTCCGTTATCTTCTTTAGCTGTTTTCTTGCTGTGGCATGAATGGCATAACGCTTGCCAGTTGTTTTCAGACCAAAATAAAATCTTACTACCCTTATGTGCGATAATGTGGTCTACATCAGTTGCTAGGGTATATTTACCTTGTTTTAAACATTCCGCACAAAACGGATGTTCGGATAAGTACCGTTTACTTGCTTTTCGCCATTTATAATTATATCCACGTTGATATGCAGACGGTCTAAAATCTGTTTTAGTTTGCTGGTGCTCTTTGCAATAGCGTTCTTTAATATCGACTAAAATTTTACATCCAGGATGCGCACACGGTCGTTTAGGCATGTTCCTCACCCGTTGCATCTACGGGGGTGTAGTTTTTGTTGAATGTTTCTGCATCCATAATTTCAACCATTTCGAAGACGTTTTCCACAATGAAGCTACCAATATGAATAGTAACTTCGTCATCGAAAAAACTATCATACACGCACCACTCCCCGCCCGATTTACCGATACTGCACCGTTCTAAAAACCAATTAGGCATCTTTGTTAAATCGCCCGTAAACTGTACCGCCCTACGCACAATCGTTGTTTTATATTCCATAACTGCTCCTTTCTTTTTATGTATAAAAATACCCCTCATGCAATTAAGCATAAGAGGTATTAGGTATACTCCTTGGATATATACCGCAATCAAAACTGCTGCATAAGGAATCGAACCTTAACACAATATGCCCTTCCACGGTACAGCACTTAACACCTTGAGAATACAGGTAATGTTTGAGTGTCTTTTAAAACCTTATGTTTTAGTTTCTTTTCCACGTATATCCCTACACGTAACACTCATGCCTAGTTAGTATCGCCAACTACTCGTATCGTTATAAACTACTAAGCCGTCTTTCAATTAATAAAAACCTAGCTACGGTCTAAACTGCTTTACTTTTCGACTTCACGATTCCTCTTGCGAAGGTTTCATGTGTAGGTTAATCCTACAAAAAGGCACTATCGTTTATAACGGGCAATGACTTTTGCTTTAATCCAATCTGCTTATTTTGCTAATAAGTTTTAAATTGTCATTATCCTATATGATTATATTGTCACAGACACGCATTGCCTTAGAGTTCGTTATCTTTTGAATAACAAAATCCCCAGCGCCTGCTTGTTATGCATGAACGTTAGCATCGTTCTTCACTCAAATAGGTTTATAAGGTTATCCACCTCAAGAAATCTATTCATGGTAGTTGCGCTTAGAGCTACCCTCACGCTATTACCTTGTGTCGTATCACTTCTTCAACCATTCATTAACGCACGACTGCATTGGCTCATCGATTGACTCTGCCTAAAAATGATAATTTTCGAAGCTGAAACAATTTCTTATTCCATTAATACCCACGTTGCTTAGATTGGTATTTTACCACCGCTACTCTTGACATATAAAAGAGTAACTTTCCCTTGTCGCCAAGGATTATATCGCTAAGCCGATTATTATGCATAGGCTATGAGTTGCCCCATAGCCGTTTATTGCACAATAACATTATCACACTTATATAGTCACATTCTAGCGCAATTAGTACCATAATGAATTGAATTCTTTTAATGCTTTTCTGTGGATTCTATGCATCGTATTTTTAGATACATGCAATTCCTGTTCGATGTCCTCCCACTTCTCACAATCCACATAGCGCATCTTCAAAATCAATCGTTGTTCATGGTCTTTGATTTGTTCGATTGTATCAAATACTTTCTTTTTCGTATCGATTAATTCATCCACTTTCTGATTAATCTTATCGTTGTATTCAATCATTTTGATATACACATCGTCTTTCAATCCAACTTTTGATTCTTGAACACTTACTTGCTTTAATTGTGGACTGCGCATTAACGAACATCGAATGCGTTCTAATTCATTTAACATTTGATTAATCTCTTTATCAATTAATCGTATCTGTTTTAAATGATGGTTATTCTCCATTCAACCCCTCCAGTAAATCGGGTCGGAATCCGAACCACGAATCCCCTGTGTCTGTTTCAATTACGGGTAACGTTTGATACCCTAGCTCATTTTTGATGTATTCTAGTTTATCTACATCTTCCATAACGTTAAATTCTTTATATTCGATGTTATGATCTAATAAATATTCTTTTGTAAACTTGCACTGCATGCAATTTGGTTTTGAGTATAGCGTAATCATTCATTACACCTCAAAAGAATACATAGCAATATTGTACAATAATGCAGTTGCACGTTTCTTTTTACCAGTTGACATGCTCACGTAATAAAAATTGATACTGTCTTCTGAAAGGTTAAAACTAAACTCTGTAACATTTTCAAACTTCAATGTGTTTCCATTCTTTAAAAATACTGTTAATTCTTTATACATAAAAAACCGCACTCCTTTTTGTTTCTGAAAATTCGAATAACATTTGTCCAGATTCGCTTGTGTCGAACCCGTTTGTTTTATCATAAGATGAATGCTTGCTAGGACTTTGCAGCTGATACCACGTCACTCCAGCGAATGATAGTGATTTTTCGTGATGCAAGTGTCCAGTGATTAAATACCGTGACTGACTCTCTCCCCACTCTTTAGCAAAGTGTGCTGTCATGATTCCATGTAATTTAGTTGGATTCTTCACCTTATCCCCGTGATGCATAAAGATGGAATGTGTTCCTAACCATGCATGTTTAAATTCATCAAGCGTGGTATCAAAATCAATCTGTGGATATCTTTTTTCTAATGCATCTACAAACATAAAATCGATAGATGGTGCGTGATTTCCTTTCAAGTACACGACTTTCACATTTGGACTGTTTTCAAGCGCTAGTTCAAGTAACGGTACAATAAACCGATACCCTGCTTGAATACCCTCCCGAAAGTCCACATCGTCAATACGTGTACCTTTTTCAGTTGTATTCAAGAAATTATCTACATGGAAGTAATCTCCGTGGATTGTGAATAAGATTTCTTCATACGTGTTTAAAATCTTATCTGCAATTTCTTTTTGTAAGTCTTTATAATCTTCATCGCTATTTAACCCGAAATGCATATCTGATAATGGAATCAGTAAGTAATCCTTTGGTAAATCATCACACGCTAACTCAATTCTTCGTGGTTGGATATCATCAAAGCATTTTCTGATTTCATCGATAGCAAGCAATTCTTTCTTTTTAGGCACTACCACGATTTTAGATTGGTAATTATAATATGTTTCACCGTTTGTTGGTGTCGTCCACTCGTTCGATGTAGCTGATTTTAACGTGACTTCCTTTGGGTCGAATCCGTGTAACTCAATCAGTTCTTCATTCGTGAATACTTTCTTAATTTTCTGTCTTACTCGAATCTGTGAACCAATTGACCCGTCATCGTGATAGTCTTTCTTTTGGAAGTCTTCCTGCGTATTGTTGCTAACTGTGGTTTGAGTTTTCTGATTCGCCATCATTTCTTTATAACGCTGTGTCTTACGTACTCTCCCTCGTACTGAATCCACACTAGGATATCCTAACCGATTCGCAATCTGTGTCCATGAATACCCTTCTTCTTTTAAATCTAAAATTCGATTCTGTTCTTCTTGCAATTTAACCCTCCTTTATATCGATTTTTTCGATATATTCATCTTTTAAAATGATTAGTGGTTTACCTTCTTCTTTGATGATCACACATTCTCTAGGATAAATTTCGATTTCTGTAGCATCGTAATTGTAGATGTGTTCATAGCCCTTCGTTTTTACGGTAAGTTTCAATATAATCACGCACCCAATCTTTCACATCAAATTCCTTTCCGATGATTAACGCTTTTTCAATTTCGTGTCCTTCAAAAGTCAATTTGCGCTTTTCCAAGTCACACGTACAATATTTAACAAAATCTTTTGGTGACCCTTCGTATACGATAAGAGTTCTAATGTTCATGTTAACCTCCTTGCGATAGCTTCAATCACGTTTACCGTCACACTATTACCTGCTTGTTTGTATAGTTGACTATTACTATTTACATTTGCTGCTCTTTCAAAAGCCCAATCTGGAAATCCTTGTAATCTCCAACACTCTTTCGGGGTTAGTTTACGGATTCTGAAATCATTCATAACCACACCTTGTTCTTCTCCAGTTAGTAGTGTGTTTGCAATTCCTTTTCCAACTCTACCCCTTCTTGTTTTTGAGTTAGGATGTGATAGATTTACGCTATCTCCGATAGTTGCTTCTGCATAACCTTTTTTGGTTGCTTCCTTGATACGGATTTTAGGCTCTCTACCACCGCCACCCATGCAATTCAGACTAGGTGAGATTCCTTTCAACGAATAAACTCTTCCTCTATGTGGATTACCACCGTAACTTGACGTTTGTATCAGATTACCTATTTGTCGTACACAATTAATGTTTTTAACTTGTCCATCGATAGGAAATACTTTTCGTCCACCTTCTCCTCTAAGACGTCCGATAATGAACACTCGTTCTCTGTTTTGTGGCACTCCGAAATCTTTGCTGTTAAGCACTTGCCATTCCACGTTGTACCCCAATTCATCCAGCGTTTGCAAGATGATTTCAAATGTTCTTCCTTTGTCATGGTTGAGTAACCCTTTGACGTTTTCAAGAAACAATATTCTAGGTTTGAGAATAGATGCGAACCTTGCGATTTCAAAGAATAGAGTTCCTCTTGTATCTTCGAATCCTCGTCTATTCCCTGCAATCGAGAAAGCTTGGCACGGAAACCCTCCACAGATAACATCAACGTGTCCGATGGATTGAATAAACTCGTCTGATACGGTTTTAATGTCATGTAATTCTATCTCCCCCCCTGTGTTATGAATCGCTTTATAACTTGCTCTTGCAAATTTATCAATTTCACAAAATCCAATGCATTGGTGTCCCGCAGCTTCCATCCCTAGACGGAAGCCACCGATACCTGCAAACAGATCTAAAAACTGCATCTAACCCTTCTTTCTACGCTTCAATACCACAAACACCGCTTTAACGATAATGTATAAAATTGCTACTAGCGAAATGAATAATTCAAACCCTAGCAGAACTAACACTGGTGAAAATGCAATCACCCAACTGTATTGCAATCCAAATAATTTTAAGATTGCCAGCAATCCAGAAACACAGATTGCGATTAACCATAAAATCAATTTCATTTAATTACACCTCCATTAAAAAATAGATTTAAACTCTTCTCGTTCTTTATACATCGGTGGAAAATCATCCAAATGAAACTTAGACCTAATAAAATCAGCATCGTAATTATGATGTTCATTTTCTTTCTCCTCTTTGATTTCAAAAGTTAGTTCTTTATCTTGAAATAGATTGTATGTAGCAAAAGTTTTTTCATCCCTGTAAACCAGCGTAACCGTTTCTAGTGGTTGGGATTTAACTATCACTTTTGAAACATTATCGTGAACATAACAATCTTTTTCTTTACCAACTCCTACATGTACTTTCATGTTTATACCTCACAATCCACATACAAACGCTTAATTTCATCGCCGAAAAGTTCGATTGCTTTTTGTGCATCGGATTCATTTTTGAAGTAACCAAACAGATTAAATGCATTATCCCATTTAGAAGATTCATAATTTAAAAATCTGTTATCTTCCGCTATTATGAAGTAAAATTCCTCATCCACAAGTTTGAAATCAGGCTTCCATCCATCATTACATTTATCCCTAAACATTTTGAAACGATGCAGTAGTTTTCTTCTTTCTGATTCTAATTCTGCTTCTTGTTTAGTTTGGAAAATATTACCTTGATAAAAAGCTCTTCTTTCAAAAAAGAATTCATCCCAAGTGTTACTGTTCACTAAACCAGCACTGTCAACAATATAATATTCATCCCCTTCTTTATAAGGGCATTCTTCAAATTCCAACTCTTCAATTTTCTTATCTAGTTCCGCTCTTTGCTTTCTTAGTTCTTCTAGTGTGTCCATTACTTAACCTCCTAATTCGGGATTGATTGCTTCGAAACGGAAATCGTCATATTCTTTTGTTTCATTTTTTGTGATTTCACCATCGATGATAGTGATGTATTCTTCAAATTCCAGATTTCTTTCAGTTGCATATACATTGAAATCTAAATGGTACTTCTTACTATCTTCAATAAGCATTTTTTCATTTACAACATTCCATGCTCGTTTGATATTGAGTGTTAAATAGTGAGTAACGTTTTCTCTTTCGTCATAAGGGAACAAAATAGATTCATCTTCAATAAAACATCGTTCACTACCTTTTAGATGCAAATATCGTTTTTCGCTTTTCTCATACTCAAATGAATATTCGAATTTATCAAATTCTAATTTGATATTTTGTCTCTTAATGTTATCTTCATTAGTGTAATTTATTAGTAAAATTTCATTTTCGATAAAATTGATTAAGTCTTCTCTCTTACCCCTAATTTTTAAATACCCTTCACACCAATTAGGCATTACTTAACCTCCAATAATTTAAATTCATTTATTGCATTCACAACAAATTCTTCCGTCACGATTTTATCCAGTAAATCATCGATTTGTTTCGATGTTAGTCGTCTTTTGTTGACTTTGATTTCAATTTCTACATATTGACCATTCAAAGGAATTTCAACTGCGTTATTTTCGAATTCCCCTCTAAAGAATATTTCCCTGCCTTTTTCAACAGAAAGAAGTTTTGCACCACAATAATTAGTGATATTCCCATTAAGGTTTAACGTTATGTTCATTTACTCACCTACTTTACAAACTGTTTAAAGAACACAATGTTTGGATACAAGAACGGGGAAACTATGCTTAAAACTAGTAGTAAAGCAACTAAAACCATTAAAAATTTAGCAAACTTTTTTAATCTTTCGCCTGCAGATTTTTTTATTTCTACTTCATCCCTAGACGAACTCATTGAATAATTCATAAAATCCACAAACATAAAGCATATTGTTCCAAATCCTAAAAATATTAGAATTGCTCCGACATTTTGTGCCACCGAATACCACACCGCTTCCGCTCTTAACTGTGGATATAATTCGATTGCTTTCTCCACGCTGATTTGTAACCATTCAGCCATTTTGTTTACTATTTCGTTTTGCATTACTATTCCTCCCACATTTTAAATTCATTTATTGCATTCACAACAAAATCCTCTGTCACAATTTCTTTTAGTAAATCATCAATTTGTTTTGAAGTTAAACGTCTTTCGTTCGATTTTTCTAATTGATACAACTTTGCTGCATCCCTAGCAGTTGATTTAGCAAAGGATTCTAATAATATAGTTTGAGTTCCTATTGATAACTTCTTATTCTTGCATTTCTTAACTACTTTTAATTCGTCAAGTTTGTTTACTGATATAACACCTACGGTATGATTTTCTAATTTTCTTAAAAACCACGATTCGTTACATATATCGTCATACAATTCTGTCGGCATCACAAAATAGTTTTTATGTCCATAAAATGATAACCTAGCATTTGATTTTATATCTTCCAAACTTGATTTGATTTCATAGCACGTTATTTCACCATCCGATGTGATTGTCATATAGTCCACAAATTCTTGATTATCCGTAATGAATCGTTTGGTTTTCACACCACCTATCTTTACTTCTCTACATCCGTAAGTTCCTAATTTGTTAGTATGTTTAAAGATTAGATGTTCTATATGTTTTGTAGTTTGTGATTTCATTTAATCACCCTCCAAATCTACATTAGGGTCTATATGTTTATCTTTCACGTAATATTCAACCCGACCAAAATTAGGAATCTCATCCAGTAATTGCTGCATTAATTGTTTGAATTCTTTTGGTGTGTCTTCGAATAGATACCACGCCATATGCTCACAACGATTTCCTTCAATTTTGTCATAAATCGCTCGCAGTGCTTCATCCACACTGATTTTGGCAATCTTCATTTTTGTTGTGTAGAATGTAGCTCTATCTGTCGGATGATAGTAATTCCATTCCTGCCATAAATCGCTCATCGGAAGGTATGAATCCGATTCAGATTCATAGAAATAGCCGTTGTAATCCGTATCGTTGATTGTTACTGTTTCCATAAGTCTTCTTCCTTTTCTTCCTCCAACTTCAACTCTTTAATCGCTAGATCTAAATACGTTTGTGCTTTCATAAGGTCTTCCATTTCCTTACCTTTGCTAGGCGCACGTAACACATATTTAATCACGTTACCGATTAGATACCCTACGTGGGAATTTTCGTATTTCGGTAAAAAATTCCGCATGACCTCGATTGCTTCAAGTCCGTACACTCCTTGATAGTGCTGTGGATGTTTAACCGCTTCATGTTCTAATCGTGCTTTTGTTAGTGGGTCGTGTAGGTCTGTGTTAAGCATGTTGTTCCTCCGATTCTTCACCATCGATTAATTCTATCGACTTTTCAACCATGTCTTTTACACTCCAAATTACAGATTCGCCTTTGTATCTAACAATGATACTCATTCCGCTTATACTTCTACTAATTTCAATTTTTTCACCGTTTTCTTCGTGAGTTGCTGTTCCAATTAGCTCTCTCATAATTAACTGGTTCTTATCTAACATTTCCGGTTTAATCATTTACTATCTCCTTCTGCTTAAAACTATTAGTGACAAGATTATTGAAACTACCGACATAATAAAAGTAATCACTCGCATCTCTATCCCTCGCAATCTACATATAACTCTTTGATTTCGTCACCGAATAATTCAATAGCACGTTTGGCGTCTTGTTTGTTCTTGAAATAACCGAAAGTCGAAAATGAATTTACGCCACTAGTCCATAATGCTTTAACCCCCTTCTTCTGTGTAATCAATTTCCCATTTTTCATCACGATTACTCCAATCAGGCTTCCACCCATTATTGCACTCATCTCTGAACGCTTTAAAACGTGTAAGTAGGTTTCTGCGTTTTGCTTCTAGTTCTGCTGCTTCTTCGGTTGGGAACACGTTACCGACATTGAATCTTTTTTCATCTTCTAAGCTATCGCCCCAAAAGCTATTATCGGTATCCCCATCATCAAAAAGAAGCCAATATTCATCGTTATATTTATACGGGCATTTCATCTCCCACCCATTTTCCAATCGGTCGATTTCTGCTTTCATGCTTTTTAGCTGTTCTGCTGATTCTTCTAGCTTTGCTTCTAAATCTGCTGTTTGTTTCTTTAGTGTGTCTAGTTTTGACATTTTGTGTCCTCCTGTTCATGGATTGAGTATTTAAACATACGTTCAAATTCTTTACGCATTTTTTCGTCAAGTTTTTCTTTTACCATTTCCGTTACTTTTTCTATTCCATGCTCATCAATCAAAGCCCAATCTACATACACATCATAATAAGTGTCGGAATTTAAATAATCAGTTGCAGTTGGTAAAAGATTAATTTGTTCAATTCCTAACTTATCCCTTAGATTTTTAAACGCTAACTTCCACAGCGCATCGTCAAAAGGAATGATTTTAAAATAGCATTTGGATTCATATACGAATTTATCCATCTACTCCACTCCCGTATTTAGATTGATGACGTGGGATCGGTTAGAGTCAACTGTTGTATAAACCTGCTTTTCGCACCCGTAACTATCATATTCTGTTACTTTAACCGTTACTGCTTCAGCTTCCACAGTAGGAAAAATCACGATTGGATTAACTCTTGAAGGTACGTTGTTAGGTACTTCGATTGAAATAGTTTTTGGTGATACTCGATTACCAATTCCAATTTTATAATTAACTGTCACGTTGCTGCCTTTAGCAAGTATGTCTTCTACTTCTTCCACGCTTTCTTTTACGTGATGTGCGAATCCGTTTTTATCAATTACCACAGTACCAAAACCTGATTCATACATTTCGTAATCTTCGACATTCTCACTACTAATAAATAGCGGTTCAGATTTAATCTCTCTTAAAAAAATCATTTATTCCCCTCCGCTTCATGAATCATCGCTACGATTTCTTCGGGTGTACCTTTAGCAGCAACTGATGAATCAACCGTTTGGATTTTTGAATAACCTTCCAAGTATTCGTAATTTTCGATATACGTGATGTATTTAATATTTATATAAATTTCTTCTCTATATTCATTCGTTACCTTAATCATCCTCATCTACTTTTCCTCCTTCACAAAAATACCGTTCACGACTTTACCTTTTCTGTTTTTAATTTCGTGGTAGGCTGCTTCGATACATGCTTCATAATCTAGTCCTTGTTGTAAGCAGAACCCAATCAATACCACAGTAATATCCCCGATTGCATCGATGACTTCTTCACGATTACGATGCTTGTATGCTTGTTTTAACTCCAACATTTCTTCTTCTAGTTTGATTAATTGTCTACCACTTTCTTTTGTGTGTAAGTCACGATCAATAAACCATTGTTCGATGAGTGGTTTTAGTTCTTTAAATGTCATTTGTTCCTCCTAGTCGTTAATTCCTTCTAATCCATCCACGATTTTACTAATAGCATCGTTTAAAAATGGTAAATACGATATCGCTAATTGTGATTCCACTTTTTTTAACGCCCATGCAAGTTGATAACATTCTTCAAGCGAACTTGCTTCTCCATCACCTTCAACTTTAAATTCTTTTTCATCAAACATTATCGTTACTGTTTTCATTCACTTTCCCTCCTAATATTTTTTCAACTTCTTCTACCGTTTCTTCTACTGTGTATTCATGACCGTTAGTTAGTAAGATTCCTGTTCCGTATTCTTCTTCTTCGACCACATTGTTCAACGAATAAAGTCGTCCAACTACGTACGTTCTCACCGATTCAATCAATTCATATTTCAAAAGCAATGGTTTACCGTTCGTGCTTGTTAATTTTACGAATGTCATTCAATCCCTCCATCCATTTTGAAAAGTTAAACCTTACTGGATACCCGTATAAAAGATTTGTTACTAACTGTTTAGCAAACCATTCAATAAACTTAGGGTCGATTTCATCAATCAACTTTTCTTTAGAAGAAATCTCGATGTTCATTCTGAAATCTTCACACACTCCAGTAACGGTTTTCTTTAAGCCTACATTTCTGTCGCATATATCTTCCACGAAATAGTTAGAGAAAGTTTCTAATTCTTTATCTTCTAATAAACTTCTTCCAGTTCTTTTTTCGTGCCTTTCCGCCACCAGCATCCCAATATGCCGATAGCGTTTCTGTACTTCCATCGGGTCTAAAAACATTCAATCCCTCCCAATCTCTTTTAAAAAATAGAACACAATTAGTAATGCTATTGCGATGATTTTTAGCATTAACACCCTCCCTTATGTGTGGTCTTACATTTTGGTGTACAAATCCAGCGTTTGTTATGTGCGTTCTCTGGTTGATTGCTGACTAATTCTCCCGTTTTCTTATTCAGTAATCGTCTTTCACCGTTATAAATCACGAAATAGTTAAGTGGACTTTCTTTGAACACTGCGCACCATTTCTTTTCTACCCATGCTAATTTCAAACCGTTATTTTCTTTAATCTTTACTCCCACTTTTATACCTCTCCTATATTGTTCTCATTCGCTCATATTTGCCCTGTACGCAATTTTTAGTTTGTAGATAACTGTTTATATGTCAGATAGCTAACATTGATTCTAGGGGCGTTTTTTGAGCAAAATTAAATCTTGTTCTTAAAACGGTAAATCATCATCAGAAATATTCATTGTTTGATTGCTCCCGAATCCTCCAAATGAACCATTAGAGTTTGTGTTGAAACTTCCATAATTTCCTGCATTATCAAATGTTGGTGCTGTGCTATTTATTTGTCCAAAACCAGTAGTAAATCCACTTTCGTTTGTCGGACGTTGTTCTGTCGTATTACGTGATTCTAATAATGAGAAGTTCTCTGCCAGTACTTCCGTAACGTATACTTTTTGCCCTTGTTGATCTTCATAATTTCGTGTTTGTATTTTACCTTCGATTCCCACTAATGAACCCTTGCGTGTAAACTTAGCAAAGTTTTCTGCAGCTTTACGCCACATTACGCAGTTGATAAAGTCCGTTTCCTTTTCACCATTTTCTTTTTTAAACGTGCGATCAATTGCTACTGTAAATCCTGCGAAAGCAACTCCATTTGATGTGTATCGCAAATCTACTGCCCGTGTTAATCGTCCTACTAATACTACGTTGTTAATCATCGTTTATTTATCCCTTTTCTTTTTGTCCTTTAATAATTGTTTTGTTGCCTTTTCGTTTTAGCTTTTTTATTTATTGATTTCTTAAATACTTCTTCTGTATTTGCCCTTTGTGAACTAAACATATCTTATAAACTGTTAAACTCGCTAATTCTTTTTTTTTGCCATTATTTCAACTTTTGTAAATAACTCAAAAAATAAACTAACATTTTTTTCAATATGTTAAATTGTTATTTATAAACCAAAATTCGACATAGCTTTATCTTGTTGGTCTTGACGTATTCCGATGTATTTTAAAGTAATTGCTGGGCTTGAATGGTTAAATAATTCCATTAAAGTAGCAACATCTTTATTTTTCTTGTATTGGTGATACCCGAATGTTTTACGCATCGTGTGAGTACCTACATTATCGATTCCACATTCCTCTGCAGCAATTTTTAAAATTAAATAAGCTGTACATCGACTTATATGTTTGTTTTTTCCATTTCTACTTTGGAATAAATAGTGATGAAGCGGTTTGTCTTTTATATACGCCTGCAACTCTTTTTTTAAAATAGGTGGCATTTTTCTTTTTAATTGTTTACCTGTCTTCAATTCCCTAGTTTTAATGTAGCCACCTTGTACATCTTTCACTCGTAAATTGATGATATCGCTAATTCGCAATCCAGAGTTGATACCTAAAAGAAACATCATGTAATTTCTTTCGTTCCATGCTCTTAGGTAATCTTTCATGGATTGTATATCGTCTTTATCTCTGATTGGTTCAACAAAATTCATTTACTTCTCCTTTCTTAGAATTATTCTTAATACCATCCATTAAAAGTTTCCTTTTTTGATTCAAAAAATTTTCTTTATCTCTTGTTGTTTTTAACTCTGAAATACTTTTGATGATCCCTATATATTTTTCAGGATTGCTTTGGTATGCGATTAATTCTCTATTCATCAAACACCTACTTTTCTTTCTGTATCCTTTTTCTCGAATAACCATTCAGGTATCGGTTCTGTATAACTATTTTTGTAATTAGAGTATGAACTACTGGTTTTATAATTTAATTCGTACTCATCGTTCCAACCTTCTTGAGTAAACCAAGTTCCTCCTTGTTTAATAAATTTGTGTTCTGTTCCATTTTTCTTAATATAATCAATATATGACAATAGACCTTTTTCTATTGTTGAATGCGTTACACCTTTCTCTAAAGCTTTTTTATAAGCTTTTAGTGCTATATTTTTCTTTTCTTTCCTTGGGTAAGTTTTCCAAAGTTCTTCAAATTGATTTTCTAATTCTTTGGACAATATATTATTATTACTTTTCTTTTCTTTACTTTTCTTTTCTTTATATAATGTTCCACTGTTTTGTAAACTACTTGACCACTGTTCCGCCACCGATTTGTCAACTTCTTGACTACCAACTTGACTACCAACTTGACTACTAGCTTGACTACTAGCTTGACTACTAGCTTGGAATTCATCTTTGTACAAGATATTTATTTTGTACGAAGTAGCTTTTGTTCCGTTAGGCTTATATTCAATAAACCCCAATTCTTTTAACGTGTTCCTCGCTTTGTCTACTCCTTGACGTGACAAACCAGTAAACAGCTCTAATCTTAAATTAGCAACCGTAAACCATTCTTTTTTGCCACAATCATTACAAACATTTAACAATGCATGCCACAAGACGAATTGACCTGCAGAAAGCGGGTTAGTCATTTGTAGTTGATTGAAAGTTAAAATTTGTTTTAACAAATTCAACTATTTATCCCCCTTTCTTATTTAGATGTTCATGGAAATAAAAGTTCTAAAGCTGTTTCAAAAGCATCTTTTAAAGTTTTGTGAACACTCTTTCCGTTCAAATGTGTACTTGAAAATTCCACGTTTAAATAATATTTATTTCCATCAAATTTAATTACACCCACATTTTTAGAACGTAAAATTAAATCAAACTCATTGTTTTTGAATATATTTTCAATCAAGCAAAACATATCTCATGACCTTTTCTTTCTCTTTAGGTTGAATGTGAAATGAACTTACATTAGGAATATTCTGTACTATCTCTACTGCAACGTCTTCTACAGATTTTCCATATTTCATATACTTTTCGAATACGAGTGGATTTACATGATCAGATTTGATATCTAAAATAACTCTTGATTCTGTTCTTTTAATAATTTCGATACGCATTTAATTTGTTTTTCTACCTCCTTAAAAGTTTTATATCTTGTCATTTTGCGTTTTGGTTCATATAGGTGTAATTCGTATGAATTATTCTTCGTTCGGATTTCCCCGATAATTTTATTTCCGTATAGAATGTGTTGTAATTTCGAATTGAGTAAGTCATCGTTTAAATAAATATCTTCCATTTACTTACCTACATTTCTGATATGTTATTTTCGTAGTTATCTAGTTCGTTTTCAAAAAGTACTTTCAAAGTTTTGAAAATTTCTTTAGTATTAACATCTTTTTGATTATCCCTAATCGCTCCAGTAATTGCTTCTAGCGCTCCTAAGCAGTCTTCCAAACTTGCATCACTGTTATATAAGACGTCCAAAACAGGGATAAGAACTTTCACCATATCTTTAATTTCTCCAAACATTATTTACTCTCCCTTCACTTTCCACGTATCTTGAAAATCAACTTCTACATACTTACCATTTCTCATTAGGTCTACTTTGTTTGTGTGTTGATGGTTTACTTCACCTACATATAACAGAATCATTAATGCTGTTGCTAAGATTGCAACGATACTAACACCTACGATTCCTAGACCTTTCAAATACCACGAGAGGAATTTCATAAATGGTACTGTGTTCTTTAATCTTCGTTCTGTTCTCATGGTTTTCTCCTTTTACTTTCTCTCCAAATTTCTTTTATTCGGTCTACATCCTTAGATTTGTACTGATGATTTCTCCCACGAATTGTATCTCTCATCGCTACAATTCGTGGATCATTACGCACATCACTTTGTAACCAACTCTTATAATTAATGTTTGCTTGTTCGCACATTTCTTTAGTAGTTAAGTCTGTTTTCATTGCCACTACCTTAAACCCACTGTTCATCAATAAATTGATTAACTTCTGTGGATTCCGTTGTAACGATTCAAAAACTAGTTCATCAAAATCCATTTTCTTCTCCTTTCATATTGTTGTAACCTTCTTTCAAGCCTATAATTAGAATTAAGAAAGGAGGTGTTTATATGTTTCCATCATTCGAAGATTTCTTAAAAACATTAACTGAAGAAGAAAAGCAAGCAATTTTTTCTGAAGTATCTGAAGCCCTTAAAAGAACTCAACGAGAAACTTCAGATAAAGAATTAATTTTAGGTAATTCTATTGCTGCTATTTCTTACTCTTGTTCACTTTCATTGATTGAGCGATACCATCACTGGTTGTCCCAAGAACTGAAACCATAGTAGCAATATCTATTTTCACTGGATGATTTTCTTTCAAAACTTCATTGACTTTTTCTCTGATTAAATCATCCATTTCAGCATCTAATTTGAAAGAATTAGGTGCTTTTTTATTTTTATCCATGATTTTTACCTCTTTCTTATTGCTTAACTCCATATCCAAATTCAATTCAAAATTATTTATTTTATCCACAGCTTTTTGTACTTCTTCGATTTTTTCTTTTAAGTCATTTACTAAATCCATAAATTCTTCCTTATTTGAAATCTTTGTTTTGAAATAAATTTCCATGTTTCTACACTCCCTCCATACAGTAAACTTGTTTTAATCTTTGTAGATCATCGTAAAATGGTTCTATTTTAATATCTGCATCTAGTAGATGTTTATTCTCCCAGTAGTACATAATTGCAAAAATGTTATACTCTGTATCTTTCTCTCCCCGTTGAATAATAGGTTTGTGTGGTTTGAATGCTTTCGGGTGCGAATCACAATACTTTTTAAAATCTTTCAAAAAGTTGTAAGGGAATTTTTGATTAATCATTTTCCCTACTTGTGTTGCTCTAGCCCATGTTTCCACAACTTTTTGCGTTTCAACTAACCTCATATCTACCCTCCTATCTAATGTTCAAGTCTTCGATTATTTTTAGAATTGTCTTATTAGATTTCGCATTGATGACTGTTCCGTTTACATAAGAACTCATTTCTGCTCTAGTCATTCCGTAAGAAACTGCCAAACTAGTAATACTAATATTGTTTTTCTCTAAAAAATCTTTGACTTTTTTTCTCCCAATATCTTGTGTTGGCATTAAATAACTCCTTTCGTCTGTAGATTTAAGGAATTAGTAGTAAAAGAACCATAAAAATTACGATATTTTATACATTTCTAATATCTTATAATTTATATTGACAAATATTATAAAACGTTGTAATATATAAACACAGTAAATAAGCGTAACGAAAACCGTAACACTGATATTTTGAAAAACGTTGTGGGGACAAGTTTTACAAGTTGGTTTTATTCGGATTTTTTATTGCGTTTTTTACTAACAAATTCCTTACGAGTTTTATTTTACATTCTTTTATAATTATTGTCAACACTTTTTTATATTCTTTTGTAAAATAATTTATCGTAAGCATCAGAAAGGTTGTTATATCAATGTTTGAGAGAATAAAAGAACTTGCTCAAAGGCGTGGTATTAGCTTACAAACACTTGCAAAAGATTTAGGTTTTTCAGAGAATTATTTTTATTCTTTGAGTACAGGTTCAAAAATGCAAACTGATAAATTATTGTCAGTTGCTGATTATTTTGGCGTGTCTTCAGATTATTTGCTAGGTCGAGTGGAAAAAGAAAACGAAATTTTGTCTAAAGAGGAAGAAATTTCTATCGAAGAAGCGCTAAAATCTTCACGAGTACTAACTTATAAAGGGGTTATTTTAACAGATAAAGAGAAAGAAGAAGCTGAAAAAGCTATTCGTGAAATCTTGTTTAAAATGGCAATGGAAGAACGTAAGAAAAATCAATAGTGTTTGTGTGAATCTAAATGAAAGGAGGATAAATATTTTTCTTAATTCTTAAAATCTATAAATGAAAGGTTAATGTCGAATGGGTAATTTAGAAATTAAGTACTCTCCTCTTCCTGTTACGATAAAAGGGAGTACATTTGAATACAAAGGGAGAATATGTATTCTTGTTAATGATAGATTTGAACACAGTATCGAACGGTTTCAAGTGATCGTTGAATTATTTTTAGATTATTGGAATCATAAAAACTCGGAAGAATACAAAACATTAGATGCTAAATTATAAGACAAAAAAACGATACCCCACACGTCAAATAGGAAGTATCGTTTTTTGTTTTGTCGTTTTGTGTGTAACGACTACTGAATTATATCAGATTTTTTCGAATAAAAGAAGAATTTGAATTAGGAAGGAGAACGGTTATTGTGTGGGTTGAAGAAATAAAAAAAGACAATGAAGTGATCGCTTATAAGTTCGTGGAAAGATTCAAAAATCCATACACTGGAAAAGACCAGAGAATCTCGATTCGTTCTAAGAAAAACACCCCAACTATTCGTAAAGAAATGCCCGATTTGTTAAAAGATAAATTTGAAAAGATTGTTAAACCATTACCTACTACAGATTCTATTACGTTTAAAAAGTTAACAGATATATGGTTGGATTTTGTATCAAAAACCCAAAAACCTTCTACGTATAGAGCATCAAAGGTGAATTCAAATGCACTGTGTAAATATATCGGAACATATAAGGTTAGTCTGATTAATTCTATTGTAGCAAATCAAATGTTTCAAAGTTTGTTAGAACAAAACAAATTTTCCACAGTTAAATTGCGAAAAAAAATTTTCAATCAAGTGTGGAATCATGGCTGCAACATAGGGCTAGTAACAAATACAAATTTACCGAATCAAATAATGCTTAATAAACCATCGGAAGGAATCGACCAACAAGAATGGAAGTATCTCGAACACGATGAGTTAGATTATGTATTATCGAAAACAAAGAACCCCGAATACAATCGATTATTCCGTTTAATGGTTATGAACGGTTGGCGTTTTGGTGAGATATGTTCTATTGACTATGAAAAAGATATTGATTTTGAAAATAAAACCGTATCAATCAACAAAACATATAATTGGATGGATAAAAAATTTTATCTTCCTAAAAGTAACAAGCCACGAATTACTCCAATAAATGATACAAGCGTTGAATTATTAAAAGAACAAATCGAATATGATCAGTGGAAAAAGGCACGATATAGTATCGATAATAAAAACAATTTATTATTCAAAACAATTTATGGAAACCCTACTAGCGTAAGTGGTGTAAATAAATATCTAAAAAAAATCAACATTCCTAACAAGTTACTTACCACACATATTTTCCGCCACACATTCATAACATATATGATTGAACGTGGTGTACCATTCACGTATATAGCACAACACGCAGGTCATGCAGACACACAAATGATTGAACGTGTGTATAAACATTTCTCAAATTCGATGCAAGATAAACTGCATCAATACATTTCGGATTTTAATATATAA